AAATGTGTATGGGGATGTATTGATATAGATTCATACGCAGGATTCGATCATCAAAAATTAATTAACAAAATTAAATTATTAAATTTACCACTAATAGTATTTAGATCTAAATCTGGTGGAGCACATGTATTTTGTTTCACCACAGTACCTGTAACAGCTAAATTGATGAGAGATAAACTTTTATCTGTTAGCGCAGTATTAGGTTATGGTGGATCAGAAGTATTTCCGAAACAAGTAGAATTAAAATCACAAGAGGATACAGGAAACTTTCTTAACTTACCATATTTTAATGGTGATAATACGACGAGGTATGCCTTTCTGGAGAACGGAGAGGCCGCATCGATGCAAGGCTTCTACGCTTCTTATGAAAGAAATAGATTAACACCAGACCAATTAGAAAGATTAAAAATCAAAAGACCCGAGTCAGAATTCAGTGATGGCCCACCATGTATAGAATCATTAACACAAACTAAAGTAAAAGATGGAAGAGATAGAATCATCTATCAATACATTCAATATGCAAAAAGAAAATGGCCAGAAGATTGGACTAATAGAATTAATAAATTTAATTATAGTTATTTTGATCCAGCATTAGACGAGAAAACTATTCAAGATAAAATAAAATTTCATAGTAAAAAAGATCTAGGTTTTAAATGTAATGAAGAACCCATGTGTAATCACTGTGATAAAAAATTATGTAGAACTAGAAAATTTGGTATTGGGGGAGAATCTGTATTTCCTGAACTAGGGGATTTACAAAAAGTAGAATTAGATGAACCATATTATTGGGTAAATGTTGATGGTGATAGAGTTAAACTAGATAATATAGATTGTTTAATTGATCAAAGATTATTTAGAAGAACAGTCACAAAACAAATTAATAAAAAACCACCAAGAATAAAACCAAATGAATTTGATAAATATGTAGATTTATTATTAGCAGGTGTTGAAGTAGTAAAAGCTCCTCAAGGATCTTCGATCTTGGATCAATTACAAGATCACCTGGAAGAGTTTTGTTCTAACAGAACAGCTAAGACTACAAGGAAGGAAGATATTTTACGTGGTAATGTTTGGACCAATGAAGGAAAACATTATTTTATTTTTAGTAAATTTTTCCATGGATACTTACAAAGAAAAAAATGGGGTGAGAAAGCTCAACCAACTCAACAGATGTTGAAAGAACATTGCGAATGTAAAGATGACAGGCTTACTATAGGTAAGAAAAGACCTAGTGTAATGATTGTTGATGCATTTGAGAGACCAGAAAGTAATTATACTCAAAAAAAATTAAAAGAGGATGATCCGTTTTGATGAGTATTGATTTAACTTTATTGGTAGTATTAACTGCGGCATGGATACTGGTTGCACTATGACGAACGACGTACGCCCAAAGGATCAGATGTTTTTATTCCCGGAATTAGATCCTTATCTAACTATTGTAAAAGATATTGATTATGTTGATGTAGCTGATTTAGTAGATCCAAAACCCAGTCATGCAAAACTAAATGATTATAGTTTAGTACCTAAAGGAAAATTTATTCTTTTTAAAGAAGGTTTTGTAAATCCCTATAGACCAGAACTAGGAAAAACTCATCCATTTATAAAGAATGAAGACACCGGAAAAATTCTAGCTATGAATTTAGCTAAGTCTTATTTGAGATCTAGTATTAATGTGGTGGTGAATGGAAAAATAATCATAGTAGATGTTAAATATCATAGAGTAAATGCTATAGGTTTTGTTGAAAACCCATTTCCAAAAAAATATACATTAGTTGATCATAAAAACGGAGACAGGGTAGATAATAGAGCTAGCAATTTACGCTGGGTGAATGCTAGTATAAATAACCAGGGAGTTTCTAGACCCAGAGATATATGCTGGGAAGAAAAATTAGTTAAAAAAGGAAAAATATAATGAAGACAATAGTGTTGGGACCACCAGGAACTGGAAAGACTCATACACTTTTAAATAAAGTAGATGATTATTTAAAAGGAACTGATCCAGATAAAGTGGGTTATTTTGCCTTTACAAAAAAAGCCGCTAATGAAGCTAAAGAAAGAGCAATGGATAAATTTAATTTATCCGAGGATGATCTCCCATATTTCAGAACCCTGCACTCTTTGGCATTTCAAAGACTAGGTATTAGAAAAGAAAATGTTATGCAACGTAGACACTATGAAGATCTAGGCAAAAAAATAAATATACCTTTAGATTATAATGACTATGATGAAGAAGAAACTGGTTTGTTTACTACTAAAAGTGATTATCTTAGAATAATTAATCTCGCTAAGTTACGAAATATTACAGTGGACCAACAGTTTAGTCTTGGAGAACATAACCAAGATGTAGAATATGACAAATTAGAGATTATTGCTAATGAATTAGACAGATATAAAAAAGAGTATGGTCTAACAGATTTTAACGATATGATTTTAGACTTTGTTAAATCAGATAAGTCTCCTAAATTTGACGTAGTATTTATTGACGAAGCTCAAGACCTATCTCGTATGCAATGGGATATGGTGAATCATTTTAATACTCAAGATTCTTTTATTGCGGGTGATGACGACCAGGCTATTTTCAGATGGGCTGGTGCTGATGTAGACAGATTCATTACACAAACTGGTAAACTTTTACACCTAACTCAATCAATGAGAATACCGAGAAGTGTTCATGACTTTGCTATGAAAATTATAGAGAGAGTTTCCAATAGAATACATAAAGAATGGAAACCAAAAACTGTACAGGGCTCAGTTAATATGTATGAATCTTTTGAGGATGTTGACCTAAGCAAAGGTGAATGGATGATTCTAACACGAACACGCCACATGCTAGATGCAATAGAAGAGACATTAACAACCAATGGATTCTATTTTGAAAATAAATTCAAAAAATCTTTTGAAAAAGATATCCAAGAAGCAGCTATTGATTGGCATCACTTATTAAAAGGACAATTTTTAAGCTATAAACAATTAGAAAATATTGCTAAATATATGGGTCCAGGTCATTGGCATAAGAAACAAATGAAAGGAATGGTGAAAGAATCTTTTTATACAATAGATCAATTAGTTAAAGACTATGGACTTCAAATTAAGACTGATTGGTTTCATGCATTTGATGATTGTTCAACTCACAGAAAAGAATATATAAGAGCTATGAGAAGAAATGGAGAAAGCTTGAACGAAAATCCTCGTATACAATTATCCACTATACATAGTGTAAAAGGTGGTGAAAAACAAAATGTAGTTTTATTAACTGATCTTACACACAACACTAACAAAGCGTATGAAAAAAATCCCGACGATGAAAACAGATTATTTTATGTAGGTGCAACCAGAGCAAAAGAAAACTTACATGTTATCCAACCCAAAGACGATTTTAAAAGTTTTCAGATATGAGTGTTTGGGATAAACAGCACGGTGGATCACACTACCAAAAATTTAAAATTCAACCAAGCAAATTTGTTGTAGAAAATGAATTGCTTTTTCCGGAAGGATGCGCTATAAAATATATTTGTCGTCACAGACTCAAAGGAAAGAAGGAAGATATATTGAAAGCTATACATTTTTTAGAGATGATACTCGAAAGAGATTATCCTGAAAATAAAACACCAACTAAAAATAACTCATGGGGAATAATTAAGTGAGAGTAGTAAAAAATTTTTTAGACAAAGATTACTTTAAACAACTTACAAAAGCGTTTGTAGATGACGATCCAAACTTTCCATTTTATAGACAACAGAGAGTTGCTTACAAGACTGGAAAAATACTTAAAGAACATTTTTATTTTACTCATATTCTTTTTAACAACGGTGTTACAAGCCAATACTATGATTTATTAAAACCTCTTATTTGGGATATACTTGAAGTAAAAGCATTGATAAGAGTTAAATTAAATTTATATCCTAGAACAGATACTTTACTACACCATTATCCACATAAAGATTATGACTTTAAACACAAAGGTTTAATATTGTCTTTAAATACCTGTAATGGAGGAACACGTATAGGTAAAAAACTTATACCAAGTAGAGCAAACGAGGCTTTGTTTTTTGATGCAAGTGTTACTCACAATAGTACTACATGCACAGACCAACAAGCTAGAATCAACCTTAACTTTAATTATTTTAAATGATACAAAAACCTTTATTCGCGCCACAAGTAGAATGGACACCGCCGCAAGACTTTCCGGATTTATCAAAGTACGATGAGATTGCAATAGACTTAGAAACAAAAGACCCTGACTTAGTTAAAATGGGATCAGGTTCAATAACTGGTAGAGGAGCAATCGTTGGTATAGCAGTAGCTGTACATGATTGGTCTGGATATTATCCAATTGCTCACGAAGGTGGTGGTAATATGGATCGTAAGAAAGTTTTAAAATGGTTTCAAGGAGTCCTTAACACGGACGCTATAAAAATATTTCATAACGCCATGTATGACGTGTGTTTTATACGCGCAACAGGTTTAAGTATTAACGGAAAAATAATTGACACGATGATTGCATCGGCCGTCGTTGATGAAAATCAAATGCGTTATGACTTAAACAACTGTGCTAAAAGATACACCGGAAAAACAAAAAGTGAAACAAATTTATATGAAGCAGCGAAGTCGTGGGGGGTTGACGCCAAAGCAGAAATGTATATGCTGCCTGCCATTTATGTTGGTGAATATGCAGAAAAAGATGCTGAGATAACTCTAGCTCTTTGGCAAGAACTTAAAAAAGAAATTGAGTTCCAAGATATACAATCTATTTTTGATTTAGAGACTGAACTATTTCCCTGCCTCGTAGATATGCGGTTTTTAGGAGTTCGTGTAGATGTAGTAAAAGCTCACCTATTAAAAGAAGAGTTAAGTAAAGAAGAAAAAGAATTACTGCAAAAAGTAAAAAAAGAAACTGGAGTAGATACCCAAATATGGGCGGCAAGGAGTATCGCTCGAGTTTTTGAAAAACTTCACCTACCATTTGACCGCACCGATAAAACAAATTCTCCATCATTTACTAAAAACTTTTTACAGAATCACCCCCACCCAACAGTGAAACTAATTGCCCAGGCTCGTGAAATAAACAAGGCCCATACCACCTTCATTGATACCATATTAAAACATAACCACAAAGGGAGAATTCATGCTGAAATTAACCAACTAAGAGGAGATAATGGAGGAACGGTAACAGGGAGATTTTCTTATTCTAACCCGAATCTCCAGCAGATTCCGGCTAGAAACAAGGAACTTGGACCACGGATTAGGTCATTATTTATACCCGAGGAAGGCCATACATGGGGTTGTTTTGACTATTCTCAGCA